GTTTCCCAGTCACGATCAGGCAGGATGGACCGAGACGAAGCGTACAGAAGTCTCTGGACCTGACGGCGAGCCTATTGAGTTAGATCATCTTTGGAAGATAGAGGTGGTGGAATGAGCACTGGCCCGTGGGAAGGTGGAAAGGGCTCGCGCCCCAGAAAGTACAGCGTCAGCAAGTATCAGGACAATTACGAGAGGATATTCAATGCCGCTAAAGAAGGGAAAAAGCCAAAAGGTGATAAGCCAGAACATCAGGACAGAGATGGCAGCGGGGAAACCACGCAAGCAAGCAGTAGCCATTGCTATGTCAAAGGCGAAGCGTAAGAAGGCCACCTACGAATAATGCCCCAGATGCAAATCCCTAAGAAGCTGCGGAGGTTCATAGACACTCCTAAACGCTTCAAGGTCGCCATAGGAGGCCGAGGCTCAGGCAAGTCAATGAGCTTTGCCGATCTATGCCTGATGGACGCTCAGACCAAGGGGATTAAGACCGCCTGCTTCCGTGAGTTTCAGAACTCCATAGACGACTCAGTACACGCCCTCCTCAAGTCAGAGATAGACCGCCTCAACCTCCAAGGCTTTGAGGTGCAGAACAACCAAATCCTTTTCAATGAAGACCCCGTGTTTAAGTTCCGTGGTCTGGCAAGAAACCCAGAGGGCGTGAAGTCAATGCACGGCTTCCAAAGGTTCTGGGTGGAAGAAGCCCAAACGATTTCATTCAACTCCCTTAAGGCTTTGACTCCTACACTGCGTGAGGAGGGCTCAGAGATATGGTTTTCAGCCAACCCCAGATCAAGTGTGGATGCCTTCTCCCAACGGTTCATCAAGCCCTTTGAAAAGCAATTAAGGCGTGACGGATACTATGAGGACGACTTGCACCTGATTGTGATAATCAATATCACAGACAACCCGCTCGCTCCTGACGTCTTGAAGCAGGAGATGGCACACGACAAAGAGGTGATGTCTCCGGCGCTCTTCCAGCATATCTGGGAAGGGGAATACTACGACTCAGTGGAAGATAACATCATCCCAACAGAGTGGTATGACGCAGCCATAGACGCCCATAAGAAGCTAGGCTTTGAGCCTTCTGGTGCATTGATTGCTTCGCACGACCCGTCTGATGAGGGTGGAGACAGCAAGGGCTTTGCTATGCGCAAGGGCTCGGTTGTCTTAGAGGTGTGTGAAAAGGTAACAGGTGATTCTAACGAGGGTATGGACTGGGCTCTAAAGAAAGCCAGAGACGCACAGGCAGATTGGTTTGTGTGGGACTGTGATGGTCTGGGCATCTCTCTCAAGCGTCAGGTAGACCAAGAGCTAGACTCCACCGCGATGCAAAAGCACCAGTTCCGAGGCTCAGAAACTCCTGACGATGCGGTAGTTCCATACAGTGGTAAAGACTCCAAGACCAACAAAGACACCTTCTTCAACAAGCGGGCGCAATACTGGTGGAAGCTACGGGATAGGTTTGAAGCTACCTACCGAGCAGTGGTGAAGGGTGAGTATGTAAACCCTGATGAGTTAATCTCTCTCAGCAGCGAAATAGAGACGCTGGACCAGTTAAGAAGCGAAGTGTGCAGAATCCCGCAAAAACGCTCAAATAATGGTAAAATCCAGATAATGTCAAAGATTGATATGGCAAAGAAGCCGTATGAGCTACCGTCCCCGAATATGGGTGATGCGTTAATGATGTCAATGTTTTCACCAAAGGCAGTCCAGAAAGCGGCTGTCAAAATCAATTTCTCTGGCTGGGGCTAGACTATGAAATACGATAACGGAATGGAAGAGAAGGAAGAGTCAGCGGAATACACCGAGGATGACTTGTCCTACAAAGATAAGTATGAGGACCACCAAAGCGTCATCAACCTTCTCTCCTCCTGCCAACAGGCCGACCACGACAACCGCGAGCAGGCCCGTGAGGCTCATCTGTTCCTTGATAAGAGGGACGGTCAGTGGGAGCCCTACTGGTGGAACGCCAACCAGAACAAGCCACGCTACACGTTCGATCAGGTCAACCCTATCGTCTCTCAGGTCGCCTCAGAGATTGAACAGGCAGACTTTGATATCCGAGTCTCTCCTGCTGGTGGTAACGCTACGAAAAGCGTGGCATCTACCTATGACGGGATAATCCGAAACATTGAGAATATCTCCAACGCCAAACAAATCTACGCCCAAGCCTGTAGAGGTATGGTGACTGGCGGGTTTGATGCGTGGAGGGTCTGTTCTAAGTTCGCAGACGACAACTCATTCGACCAAGACATCATGATTGAGAAGATCGCCAACCCTTTGGATAGGGTGTGGTTTGACCCTGCGGCAGAGAAACAAGATAAGTCTGACTCAAGGTATGCGTTTGTCTTACATCCTATGGCAATAGACGAGTACCAGAGTCGTTGGCCTGAAGGCTCAGAGGAGTCAGTCACAGACGACCGTGAAGGTGATGCTTACTACGACAAGGCTGAGGTCATTGTTGTGGGTGAGTTCCTGTATATGGAGTCAGAGGACCGCGAGCTGGTCATGATGAGCAACGGTCAGACTCATGAGGTCAATGAGGACTTTGAGAAGGTCAAAGATGACCTTGAGGCTATAGGTGTCACAGAGGTCCGCAGGCGCAAGCGCAAGATGCACAAGGTCTGCTCAAGGTACTTCGACGGCAAGGACTGGTTGGAGGATGACAAAGATACAGTCTTTAACCGCATTCCTGTAGTTCCGGTCTACGGCAACTTCAAGATATTTGAAAACAAAACGATCTACTGGGGTGTAGTGGAGAAGCTACTAGACCCGCAGCGCGTTATGAACTACGCAATGTCACGAGAGATTGAGGAAGGTGCGCTAGCTCCACGGGCTAAGTATTGGATGACTCCGACTCAGGCAGCGGGTCATGAAGACACATTAGCCACGCTGAACACTAACAGCGACCCAATGCAGCTCTTTAACCCTGACCCTGAGTTTCCTCAAGCCCCACAGCAGAACGGTGGCGCAGCTATCAACGCTGGTCTGAGGACAGTCGCTCAGGCTATGCAGGGCATGATGAACGCAACGTCTGGGATGTTCGCAGCGAATATGGGTGACAACCCTAACGCTCAGTCAGGTGTAGCGATACGTCAGCTCCAGAACAAGGGCGACAACGCTACCTACCAGTACACACGAGCTATGGAGATTGCTATCGCAGCAACGGGCCAGCTCATTAAGGACGCTATCCCCAAGGTCTACGACACCACTAGGACCATCCGCGTTCTAAGGGAAGACGATTCCTATGATATGGCTGACATCAACCAACAAGTCATAGACAACGCCACAGGCGAGATTGTGGTAGTTAATGATCTGTCAGTGGGTGTTTATGATGTGGTGTGTAAGGCAGGCCCGAGCTTCCAGAACCGCCAACAAGAAACGATTGAGGCGATTACTCAACTGGCTCAAGTCGATCCGTCTCTGATGCAGATCGCTGGTGACTTGTTGATGCAGAACATCAATACCCCTGCGGCAGCACAGATCGCCGAGAGAAAGCGAGCCCAGATGATACAAGCTGGAATGATTCCTCAGTCTCAAATGACCGAAGAGGAACTGATGGCAGCGCAGCAGCAGATGCAAGGCCAGCAACAACCTGACCCTGCAATGGTGCTAGCACAAGCCGAGCAGATGAAGGCTCAAGCCGAGATGATGCGGGCTCAGATAGAGCAGGCCAAGCTCCAGAACGAGCAGATGAAGCTACAGATCGAAGCTCAGAAACTCCAGTCTCAAACAGTGGGCGATCAGGCTGACAACCAGATTGACGCCTTCAACGCCGAGACTAAGCGTATGGAGACGCAGATCAAAGCCCAACAGGCAGGCGCTACCATTGACAAGACCTCAGCTCAGGCAATGGGCGAGCAGTTAGACAACCAGAAGAAGATGTCTGACATGATGGAAGAGCAGCAACGCAAAGCAATGCAGCAAAGCCTTTCAACAGCCCAACTTGTGAGTATTGCCCGTGGCGGAGTCTAGTCTTAGAGATTATGTAGCCAACACCGTTGGTCAGTTTAACGCCGGAGTCATTGATAACACTCTGGGGTTAGCTGACCTTGGTGCTCAGGGACTGGCTTATCTTTACAATAAAGCCACTGGCAGTAACGCACAGCCGTATAACTTATCTGGGATGGTAAAAGATGAATTAGGTGTTCAGTCTGACCCATCGTCAATGTCTTATGCAGCAGGCTCTATTGCTCCTGCCGTTGTCACTGGAGTTAGTTCTGCACTACGTCAACTGCCTAATGTGATGGGCAGGGAGTCATTGAGCTACGCAGGCGGCGAGCTAGGCGGGCAGGTTGGTCAAGAGTATTTCGGTGACACTGGCGGCTTGGTTGGCTCAATCGCAGGAAGTATGGCTGCTCCACAGGGCGCTGTTAGATCAGATATATTCGCAGGCCCGAACTCACGAACCGCAGACTTGAAGGCTATGGAGGCTGCTCAAGAGCTGTCAGAGCGTGGCATGAGTCCTGCTGAGATTAAGGCCCAGACAGGTTGGGAAAAGAACCTTGACGGCAACTGGATGTATGAGATTCCTGATGCCGGAGCTACCCTTAACAGAAGGCAGATACTAAATGACCTTCGGGCAGCAGGAACATATCCCGCTACGTCTGAGCAGGGATTAACAGGCATTGTTAGTGATTATTTTGATAATCCAGCCTTGTTTGAAGCCTATCCTGCGCTAGCTAACAGGCCGCTGACAGCTTACGCCGACCCTAGTTCTAGCACTGGGGGCTATGTGCTTCCCAAGACTGGAGAGATTGGTATAAACGTAGGCATTCGTGACTCTAGAGACAAAGACCGTCCTTTGGGTAGTATGATTCACGAGCTGCAACACGCCGTGTCAGGGATAGAGGGACGCAGCGGAGGAGGAAGCCCTGCCTCAGTTCGTAACTTAATGGAGCAAAGCGAAAACAGGGATTTAGCTCCATATATGGATGACTGGATAGAGTACAACAATATTCGTGGCGATATAAATTTAATCGGCAGCACTAAGAACTTTAGACAGCTTCAAGATATTGCGTCTTCTCCTGATCCTGACTTCAAAGATTTAAGGAACACCTATCAGTATCGCAATATGTCAGGGATTGTTCATAATACATTCGGCGACCCAAGCAAAGACAATCTGCAAGAATGGACTCGTAATGCCGCGCAATTTTTGCTAGACAATTCAATGGATTCTGTAACTGATTCGCAAAAGAAAAGGCGCATACAGTACCTACTCAGCCTTCCTGAAGAGGGGTTTGAGCAAGAGTTAAAGGATGCTAAAGATATAGCTGATAAGAGCCGAGCTGGATACCAGTCATTTGAGGATACAAGGACTAAATATTATCAGCTCAGGCAGCTACCGGAGTTTGAACAATATCAAGCAATCAATGACGAAACTCTGGCTAGAGAAGCTACGGCCCGTATGAATATGACCGCGCCTTCAGCTTTGCGTGAATTATACACCTCAAGAGTGGAAAATCCTGATCGGTTGTGGAACGCAATAAGACGTTATTCTCCAGAAGAAAATGTTGTTAAAGATATTTATGATATGGATGAAGATGAATACATCCAAGCGATTAACCCTCAAGGCACACGGATAGCTCCAGAAGCTAGGCCTAACCTTGGTATGGGCGATATGTACGGTATGGCTCCTCGCAATGCGTCTGAGGTAATGACGCAAGAGTTACCTTCTGGCGAAGTCGTCAGATATGTTCAGGATGACGATGCAGTATATGCGCTTGGGTATAATCCCGATCTAGGGGAAGAGGATGTGGTTGGCTATATGCTGGGCGGCGGTGACAGCAGCGAACTGGCTGTCGTAAACCAAATGCAAGGCCAAGGCATTGGAGGAAACTTGTCTTACTTGTATAGGTCGCAAAATCCTATGGCGCAATCAGGCGGCCTTACCGAAGCTGGCGAAGGCGCTGCAAGAAAAACCTATAGACGCATAATGGGTTACGAATAACTTAATCAGCCCCCGCTAGATACCTAACCTTCTCTTCAAGCTCTTCCATAAGCTCGGCGACGTACTCACGCTCGCCGTAGGCTTCTGACAGTAATATCTCTCTCACCATAGACATAACCTCATCAGCCATCTGATCTGGGTCGTCTGTCTCAAACAAATCGTATGAATCGCTCATAAGTCCTCCTTGGTCAACTTGGCCACATAATAGCCTATTTAGCTAATAAGTGTTGATTTAGCACTAAATATGGTATTATCGGAGATAGGCACACGGCCTTTTCCGTGGCATTTACCTGTAAGGGGCAACACATGAGCGAGCTGCAACCAGAAGATAACTACGAGTACGATTCTGAGGACGACGTAACCACAGAAGAGGAGGTAGTAGAAACTGAAGATTCTGTTGAGGAACAGGATTCCGAATCAGCACCGGAGGCTGGGGAGACTCAGGATAAACAAATTAAGTTCAGCGATGAGCAGCAACGCATATTCGATGAGGCTGTTGGGAAGAAGGTCTACAAGCTCCGAGAGAAGGAGCGTGAAGCCGAGTCCCTAAAGAAACAGCTTGAAGAATTGCAGTCTAGGATTCCTGAGCAGAGACGGCCTAACGTCCCTGACATACCTGACCCGTTTGCACTATCCGATGAGGAGTACAAGCGAAGTCTGGCGCACAGAGACGAGGCGCTCAAACAAGCTATTGCGTATGACCAGCAACAGCACATGCTGAACCAGCAGCGACAACAGCTACAGGCGCAGCAGGTACAAAAGCAGCAAGAAGCACTGACCGAGAAGGTCCAGTCTTATTCCCAAAGGGCTAACAAGCTGGGGATTAAGGCAGAGGAGCTACAGGCAGCAGGTAACACGATAGCCCAGTTTGGTATTCAGGATGATGTAGCTAACTACATTCTTGAGGAAGACCAAGGGCCATTGATTACCACCTACCTGTCTAAGAACCTCTTAGAACTGGAAAAGGTGCGTGATATGTCTCCGGCAGCCGCCGCAGTCTACATCGCCACTACGGTTAAGCAGAAGGCTGCTGCTCTGAAACCCAAGGTAAATTCTGCTCCTGACCCATTGGAGCAGCCACACGGCGCTGGAACAGCCCCCAAACCTAGAGGGCCACAAGGCGCAACATTTGAATAGGAAAAGGCAAAATGGCTAACAATCTTAATAGTAACGTCACACGGAAAGTCGCTCGCGTCTTTCTTGAGGCATTTGAATCAAGCCGAGTTCTGACTAAGACAGTCAACACTCAGCTTCTCTCAGGCAAGTTTAACCCTGCATCGGGTTCAAACGTGGACTTCAAGCGTCCTCACGACTACAACTCAATCCGCACCTCTGGCGGTGACATCAGCTCTTCTACGAAGTCTGACATCATTGCAGGTAAGGCGACTGGTACGGTTCAGGACTACTTCACTGCTGCTACTGAATGGGGCAATGTTGAAGAGGCTCTTGAGCTTGACCAACTCGACCAGATCATTGAGCCAATGGCTCGCCGTATCGTTACTGATATGGAGCTTGATCTTGGTGCATACATCCGCAAGAACGCTTCACTCAAGTATGGTACTCACGGCACTGCCGTAGACGCTTGGGGCGATGTGGCTGGCGCTGGTGCATTGATGGACTCTATCGGCGTTCCTATGAGCGACGACAAGTATTACATCATGAACCCTTTCACGACTACTGCGCTGTCTTCAGCTCAGAACGGTCTGAACGCGGCTGACGGCCTTGTGCGTACAGCGTGGGAGAAGGCTCAGATTTCTGCTAACTTCGGTGGCATGATGGCTCTGACTTCTAACGCTCTGTCTAGCTACACTTCAGGTTCTACTACTGACCGTGAAGGCGCGCTTGCAGCAGCTCCTGACGCGACTTACGTCACTGCTAAAGACACTATGACTCAGGTTCTGTCTCTTGACGGTCTGGGTACTGGTACTATCAAAGCGGGTGATATGGTAACTATCGCAGGCGTTAATCGTCTGAACGTAGCTACTCGTCAGCCTATGCTTGACGCTTCTGGTGCAGTAGTTCCTTGGACTGGCACTGTCCTTGAGGATGTGACTATCGCTGGCAATGCCGCGACTATCACTGTCTCTGGCGCTGCTATCTACGAAGCTAACGGTCAGTACAACAACGTAGACGCCGCTCCTGCGGAAGATGCTGTTGTGACTATCCTTGGTGCTGCTTCAACTCTGTACCAGCCTAACCTCTTCTACACGAAGCAGGCGTTCGGCATCGGTACTGTTAAGCTACCTAAGCTCTACTCTACTGACACAATCGCTACTACTAGCGATGGCTTCTCTATCCGCGTATCTAAGTACGCAGACGGCGATGCCAACACGCAGAAGATTCGTTTCGACCTTCTGCCTGCATACGCTACCTTCAACCCGCTCTTCGCGGGCCAAGGTTTCGGCGTATAAGGATGACGGGAGGGGCTTCGGCCCCTCTCTTCTCTTATGAAGCCCAGTAAAGGTAAAGCAAAGGTTAAAGTCACCGCATCCGGCAAGAAAGTCTCCTACGGGCAGGCTGGTAAAGCAAAGGATGGCGGGCCTCGCGTTCGCGCAGGTACAAAGAAGGGCGATGCATATTGCGCCCGATCAGCCGGCCAGATGAAAAAACATCCAGAGGCCGCAAAGAATCCTAACAGCCCCTTGAGGCTTTCCCGTAAGCGGTGGAAGTGTAAGGGTGAGAAGAGTGCAACCTATGAGTGATGGACTCTACGCAAATATCCACAAGAAACGCAAACGTATCAAGCGCCAGAAGGCTGAGGGTAAGACTCCTGAGCGTATGCGTAAGGTTGGCTCTAAAGGAGCACCAACTGCTAAAGCGTTTCGCCAATCAGCAAAGACAGCTACATACGAGTGAGGTGATTTATGCCAATGGTTAAAGGTAAGAAGTACCCGTACACTAAAGAAGGCATGAAGGCCGCTAAAAAGGCCAAGATGGCTAAGGGCAAGAAAAAGACTAGCGGAGCTACATACGAGTAATGGCTACTGTCGCGCAGGTCGCTAAGGCGGCACTACAAAGAATCTTGGTACAGGCATCTGAAGCTCCTCTTGAGCCGGATGAGTATCAAGATTTCATCTTTGCGATGAACAACTATATGGCTCAACTAGATGCTCAAGGCATCAGTCTGGGTTATACAGAGGTGTCTGATCTGGGTGATACAGTAACAATCCCCACAGGCGCTTTAAGAGGTTTGATAGCGAATATGGCTATTGAAGTCTCACCTGACTACGGCGGTGTTATATCAGAAGGTCTGGTAGTAGCAGCGCGTCAGGGGTTGCAGACTATGCGCGTTATAGGACAGCGCATCAGGTCCACAGCAATGCCTTCTACACTCCCTATTGGCTCTGGCAACGAAGACGAGTCTTGGGGTATCAGCGGACACTTCTACCCAGACCGCGAGGCAGAGATTCTAGCCGAAAGCACTGGGGCGATAGGTTTAGAGGTTAATACCAATGCTTGATAGAGCGCAAGGTCGCAAGAAGAGTGAGTTCGTTCAGAAGACTACGGTTGAGTCCGGTGGCTATCTGGATTATGTAGTTAATAACACTAACTACAAGATCAGTTATGATAACTTTGTAAATGGCTTAGGTGTCACTGGGTCTATCGTACAGGACGGCGCTGTTACAGGTGCTGCAATCCTAGACACTCAGGGCTCAATTAACTACATCCGCAACCTTGAAAACGGCTCTGGGATTGTCACCAACGTCTCTCCTGAGAATGGCGTCATAATCGCTCATAACCTGACAGCGGATACTACCGGCAGTCCTTTGTTCTTAAATACAACGGCAGACAGCCCAACAGTGGCAAGTCTTGTGGCGGGCGCAGGAATCTCTTTAACGTCCACGGATAACTACGTCACCATTGCTCAAGTAGGTGTCGCTGAGTACGCCAGTGTTACGATGCACGGCAACTCTACTGAAACGGTTATTGCCAGTACAGCTACAGCAGTAAAGGTTGCTGGTACGTTTGTGGTTGGAGATGAAGCGGGTTACACCGGAGACACCACGGGACGCATTACCCACGATGGCAACACTGCTCGGCATATCATTAACGCGATAATCAGTCTTACGGTGGCAAGTGGCACAAACCATACGGTTTCTATGTACATTGCGTTGAATGGCACTATCATCCCTTCAACCAAGACCACTGCTACAACATCTAATGGTCTGTACCGTAGCTTGGCGACATTTGCGAATCTTGAGTTAGATGATGGGGATTATGTTGAGATATTCGTCAGGAACGAATCCACGACTGATAACCTAATTGTACTGGATGCCATCATAGGGGCGCTTTAATGCCTGTAACCCAGTTACCCATAGCCAACGGCTTCTATGTCAGTGACTCCCTGCCTATCGCAGCGCAGGAGTGTACTAACTGGTATCCCAACATAGTCCAAGGTCAGGGACTCTCTCAGGAGACTCTGTTTGGCACTGAGGGCTTAACCCAATTAGCTACGTCTGGGATATTGAACAACCAGAACCGTGGCTCGCACGAGATGGCAGGCAAGCCTTACTTTGTAAATGGCGAAAGGCTTTATCGGCTAGAAACAGATTATACGCTTACCTTCTTAGGCGACATTGAGGGTACTGCGCGGGTATCAATGGCTGACAACGGCACTCAGCTAATGGTGCTAGTCCCTAACGGTAACGGCTACATCTACAATCATGTAGCCGACACGTTTGCGGAGATTACAGATTCGGACTTCACAGCGAACGGAAACCCCCAGTTTGTTGTGTTCATAGATGGCTACTTCTTGGTTACCACAGACTCAAAGAAGTTCATAGTAAGCTCCATCAATGACGGCTTGAGCTACAACGCCCTTGATTTTGGTACAGCCGAGTCCGACCCCGATGATATTGTTGCTCCGGTGGTTTACAAGAACCAATTGTTTATCTCTGGTCGTCAAACTTTTGAGGCTTTCCAGAATATAGGAGGTGCGGACTTCCCATTCAGCCGTACAGGTCTATTCCTACAGAAAGGGTGTCTAGCGCCTTACTCTCTGGTGAATGCTCAAGATACATTTATGTGGGTTGGTGGTGGAGAGAATGAGTCACCAGCGATCTGGGCGTTGAATGGTAACAGCACGGTTAAAATCTCCACTACAGCAATAGACTCGTTACTCAGCGGCCTCACAGACACGCAGGTAGCCGATATCTACTCTTGGGCATACGCCAGCAAGGGTGCGTACTTTATAGGCTTCTCACTGCCTTCTACGACCCTTGTCTATGACACCACCAGTCAAAGGTGGCATGAACGCAAGTCATTCATTGAGGGCTCTTTGGGTACGTTTAGAGTGGCCTCTATTGTAAAGGCTTACAACATCATCCTTTGCGGTGATATTGTGGACGGCAGGATTGGTCAGCTAGACCCAGATGTCTATAAAGAATACGAAAACCCAATCATTCGCAGAGTCGCCACACAGCCTTTCCAGAATAATATGCAGTCCGTGTTCTTCCCCTCACTAGAATTAACCGTAGAGTCGGGCGTTGGTAACTCTGATGTCATTGACCCGCAGATTACGCTAGAGCGGTCTAAGGACGGAAAGACTTGGAGCGGTCCTATCTCACGAAGCATAGGCAAGATCGGTGAGTATACCCATCGGGCTATCTGGCGCAGGAATGGTCGTGCGGCAAGATTTGAAGTATTCCGATTCACTCTTACGGACGCAGTTAAGCCTGTAATCATTCAACTAACGGCGAACATTATTGGTGGAGACAAGTGACAGGACCAAGACTAAACGTCGCGCAGCCTATCGTAAACGACGACGGTACGATGGCGCAGCCGTTCAGGCAGTTTACTCAAGACGCGAGCTTAAGTATTCCCATCGTGGGAACAGGCTCGCCAGAAGGAGTTATTACAGCTAGACAATACAGTCTCTACATTGACTCTACGGGTTCTGCGGGCTCAATTGAATACAGGAAGATGCAGCCGGATATCGCTGGTGATGTTACCAAGGGATGGGTGGCTGTTTGATAGCAGAAACAAAAGATTCGAAGCTAATTAGTCTTATAGCTACGATACCGTCACTTTGGGAGACGATAGCCGAAGATGGCGTTTCTCCTGACAAGTGGCAACCAGATATGACAGAGGGTTGGTTGATAGGTTCAGATGACGATGGGTTGATAGGACTGTACAACGTCCATCCCCAGAACACTGTAACCTTACAGATACATCCGATCATCCCGCTGGAGACGAGAGGCAAAAGAGCCTACGACTCCGCACAAGAAGTATTACGTTGGATATTCACTACAACCCAGTACCAGAAAGTGGTGTGCGAGATACCCGTAATCTACAGAAACGTAAAGCTATTTGCGATGAAGGCCGGAATGAAAGAAGAAGGCATAAATCGTCAAAGTTACTTAAAAAATGGTAAAATACACGATCAATGGCATCTAGGTATTGCCAAACAGGAATTTGAACTATGAGCAGCGTAACAGACAAACTATTCGGAAGCACCGACACATACGGTATGGATGTCGCTGCGGAAAACCGCCGATCAGCGGAAGAGTTCATTAAGCAGCAGGCCGCACAGGGTCGGCAAGATATTATTAGTGCCATTGACCCAATGACGCAATCTATCCAGCAGGGATATCAGAAAGGCGCAGATATTTACTCATACGCTATCCCCCAGCAGCTTGCGGCTTTACGCACAGGCGCTCAGGAAGCCCAGAGAATGCGTATGGGGGCTCTTCCTTCCTACCAGTACGCTTTGATGGGTGTGCCTTTTAATATGCCTCAGATGCTTTCTCAGACGCGCCCAGTGGACGTTCCTGCATATCAAGACGTTCCAAGTATGGGTCAGCCACAAGTAGTACAAGCGGCTTCGCGACCAGACTTAGGCTCTGACAGCATTGCGAGTATGCTTGCTGGCATCTTTAATACGGGCGGTTCAAGCGGTGGCGGTTATGGCGGTGGAGTCGGTGGGTCAGATTTCGCAAACGGTCAGCGAATCAACTAGGAGTCTCCAATGGCTTTACCACGAGCACTAACCAACATCCCAGTAGATAACGATTACTCAATGGATGAGGCTGCGATCATTGAGAGTCTTATCAGCTCTGGTCAGTTGTCGGTCCAGCAGGTATCAGATTATTTCAATCTTCCGGCTGCGGACGTTAATCGAGTTTTAGAGCAAGACTTTAACTATGCACCAGAGCAAGTCGCACAAGTAGCGACTCCTGCTAGCGTGGCATTGAGTGGCGTTGCGGCAGACCAGAATTATTCAATGGATGACGCGCGAGTAGTTGAGAATGCGTTACGCACAGGACAAGTCACGACTCAGCAGGTTTCGGATTACTTCAACGTCCCTATAGAAGATATTGATCGCGTCTTAACAACCGATTTCGGTTATACGCCACAACGGATTCGACAGGTGGCACAACCAGCGCCCACACCAACGCCTACACCTGAGCCTACACCTGAGCCTACACCTGAGCCTACACCTGAGCCTGCTCCTGACGCAGATCAAGCGAGCCCTTTATCTTCTGTCGCGGTAGATAACGACTACTCAATGGCAGATGCTCGGATTGTTGAGAATGCGATTAGGTCTGGTCAGGTTAGTATTCAAGATGTGTCCAACTACTTCGGCCTTCCGGTAAGCGACATTAACCGTGTATTGGCAACTGATTTCGGTTACACGCCGGATCAGATTAGCTCTTCTGGTGGCGGCACATATACTCCACCCACGGAAACAACTACTAGCGCAACAACCACTGGCGCAACAACTACTGGCGCAACAAATGCCGGAACAGCAACCACTGGGGCAACAGCCACTCCAACTGGCGCACTTGCAGGCAGTGTCGTTCCAGCCACGGCGTCTCAAAACGTCTTCGCACAGCAAGGCGCGGGTCAGCCTTTGTCTAATGTTGCGGGCTCGCAGCTCTACACTGGTGGCACGATTCAAAACGGCAACATCCAGTACAACGACCCGAATGTTATTGGCGGTCAGGTTAATATGCCGCAGACTGGAGTCATTGGTGCTGAGGCAGCTTTGCAAAGCGGTCTAGCAGGTGGTCTAGCAGGATTGCAGCAAGGCATAGGCGAGGCTAGAGAAGGACTTGTAGGAAGCGCACAACAGGCTGCACAACAACTCCAACAAGGCTTTGGCGAAGCTCGCACTGGCTTAGTCGGCGGTTCTGAGCAGGCTCTACAACAGCTTCAGCAAGGATTGTCTACGGGCGCACAAGGCTTAACGTCTGCAACGGCTTCCGGTCTACAGGAACTGCAAAGAGCATTAGGCCAAGGCCGTCAGGATATCGCTGCGGGTTACGGTCGTGCCGAACAAGGCTTCCAGCCGTATATGGCAGGTGGTCAGGCAGCGCAATCACAGCTAGAAGCCCTTACAGGCGCTAGAGGCCAAGAAGCGTTTAATCAGGCTTACCAAGAGTCTCCGTACATCCAGTTCCTACGCGAGCAGGGTATGAGGGCTAACCTCGCTGGCGCTGCGGCTACTGGTGGGTTGGGCGGCGGTAACGTCCAGAAAGAACTTGCAAGGTTTGGTCAGGGCTTGGCCTCACAAGGGATACAGCAGCAGATTCAAAACCTACAGCAATTATCTGGTCAAGGCTTGCAAGCCACACAAGGCGCAGGACAATACGCAGCAGGTGGCGCGGGCCAGTTAGCTGGCTTGTCACAGGCTCAAGGCACACAAGCTCTTGGAGCGATGCAGAACGTAGGGCAAGGTCTGATGGGTCTGGGTCAGGTTGCTGGTACACAAGGCGCAAACATAGCTCAAAGTATGGGTCAGGGATTGGCAAGTTTGGGTCAAGCCTCTGGTACTCAGGGCGCAAACCTCATGCAGAACGTGGGTCAGCAATTAGCAAACCTTGGTCTTGCAGGCGGTCAGACAGCAGCTCAAATGGGCTACGGCACTGGTCAGAGTCTTGCAGATATCCGCACACGCGCAGGCGAATTGCTTGCAGGTGAGATTTCCAATGTTAGCCGCGATGTTAGTGGATTGGCTTCGGCTCTTGGTGGTGATATCTCAGGTGTTTACGGGGTACAGTCTAAGAATCTTGCGGACCTACTTACGCAGTCTGGTATGGCTCAGGCAGACGCTACTCGTATCGCAGCACAGCTACTCTCTAACGTAGCCACAGGCGCTAGTGGTCAGGTAGCAGGGCTTGGCACTAGCGTTGGGCAGCCTCAGCAGCAGCAAGGGATATTGTCTGATCTAGGGGCTTTGGCGAGCGGTTTAGGAACAGGCGCAGCGGGCGGAAAAGCAGTTGGTCTTTTTTAGGGCTAATTAACTAAGGTAATTTATAATGGCTCAAGAATTATTTGGCACACAGCAAGCAGAACCGTCAATGATTAGTAAAATTGGAACGGTACTTGGCGGTTTTGGCGCAGGCGTTCAAGGCAAAGGTCAGCAGTATTTAGCCGATTTGCAAGAACGCCGTGCAGAAGACGAAAAAAAGCGCCTCGCTGCAATGGTCAAAGACGCTAAACAGACCTACGACCTGTTAAACCGTGGCGATGTAAACAACGCTCAGGCGCTCGTACAAGACCGTATGAGGATGATTAGCGAGCTAGGTGGCGACCCTACTGATACGGCGCGAATTGGCTCTATGATCGAATCTGGACGGATTGCAGAAGCCCAGAACGAGCTGCGTGGGTTCTTGCGTCCGTTTATGCCTACTGAGACTATTAAGGCGTCTGAGCTTACCGAAAGCGGTCAGCGTGTTAGCTTTGACCCGTTAAGCCAAACTACTACTGCGACTGATGTGGAAGGGTTTGTGGCAAAGCCAGAGGAGTCAAAAGCATTCGATAGAGAGTCTGGTTTTAGGCGAGAGTTTAACGCTCTTCCACAAGTCAAAGATTTTGCAACTCGCAGCGCAGGGCTAGGCACTGTTTTAGCCTCAGCCCAAGACCCCTCTCCAGCAGGCGATATTTCTTTAATCTTTGCGTTTATGAAGATGCTAGACCCGACCTCTGTTGTGCGTGAAGGCGAGTTCGCAACAGCACAAAGCGCAGGCTCAATCCCTGAAAGCATTTGGGCAAAATACAATCAAGCACTAGAAGGCACTCGTTTAGCGCCAACTGTACGAGACGATTTCGTAGATAGAGCGCAGCGCATTTACGACAGGGCTTCTGAGGACTTTGGCAAAACATATAGTCGTTATGAAGCTATTGCGAAGCGAAGCGGATTAGACCCGAGGACTTCGTTGATTGATTACAGGTTTACCTCTCCAGAATCACAACTTCCTGTTAGCGCAGTGGAGGCTGGAGTCCTTCCTGAAGTGTGGGAGTTAATGACCGACGAAGAACGCGCACTATTCAACTAAGAGATTCAGTATGGCAGATCAAGACGAGTTAAATAGGCTTCGACAGCAAGCGATTGCTAACGCACGAGCAAGACAACAGCAGCGAGCCGAGGCTACGATTGTAGGCGCATCCGATATTGCCCCAAGTGAAAGCGTTGGCCCTGCTGCTCCGTCTGACTTAGAGGAAAGACGCAGACAAGCTATGGAGCGAGCGCGAGCCGAGTCTGAGTCACGCAGATATGCTATAGACAGAAGGGCAGCGTTTGAGCAAGCGCCAGAGATATCAATGGCTGGGGTTCAGTCAATTCTAAGCCCTGCTGGAACTCCTGAGCGTGGCTTTATGGGGCCGCCAGAAAGCCCCAGCATGATGGATATTGCAGCACAAGAGGCTAAAGGCGCGGGGCTTGGTGTAACTGGCTTGGTTACTTATGACCCGTGGGAATTTGGTCAAATCTTAATGAAGCAAGACCCCAACATAGGTGTTGTGCAGTCTCCAGAGGGCGAGTTCTTTGCAGTGAATCGCGCTACAGATCGCGTGGTTTCATTAAACAAAAAAGGACTTAGCCCAACAGATGTAATGCAAGCTCTTGGGGCGATTACGCCAGCAAGCCGAGTGGCTAGAGGAACATCATTAGCTAATCGCGCTGCAAGGGAAATGGTATTCCAGTCTGGGGTAGAAAGTGGTCAAACAGCTCTGGGTGGTGAGTTTAATCCTGAAGAAGTAGTTTTAGGTGTCGGCACAACAGCAGGCACAGACCTTATCCCTCAAGGCTACCG